GTGGGCAGTTCTCGGCTATGTTAACGTCACCTACGACCGTGTTGTTGGAGGCGGTGGAATCATATTCTGTTAGCTTGTCTTTTGCCATTTATTTGTCCTTGCGTTGTCTTATAAATTATGGTGCATATTCGTAAAAGAAATCTTCTTCTCTTGCTACGTCTTTAATTGCTGGTGCTGTGTAAGGTAGAGCCTCTCTCACAGGCATTAGTTTTTCCCTAGGGGTTCTAAACGCCGTCATGCCTTCTGTAAATAATCTGCGACCTACTGGCGAGTACCCAGCAGCAGTCCCTAGTAAACCTGTTCCAAGGCTTATCGCCGCTTCTGTGGGAACTGCTCCTGATAGCAAAGTTCCTGTCGCTAGGATTGGGAATAGATTTCCTGCCGTTCCAGCGTCTGCTATTTTTTGTTTAGCAACTACATTAGCCGCCTCCGCTAACGGCTGATTGACCGAAGCCTTACCCTGTCCAAACGCTGTTTTGTTTTTTGTTCTATCTAGTCGCCTTATGGCTGAGACATGATCCTGTGGCGTAAAGTCTCCATCAGCTTTTTGAGAGGCTATATCAAGTTCCAATTTGGTTTGGTATGCCTTATTAGCGTTTGTTATACTATTAGCCATTTCTGGATTCGCAATTTTAAGCTGGTCTATAATATTTCTACGCACCTGTAACAATGCCAATCCTATCTGTCTGCTTTCTGGGTCAGCACTTCTTACTAATGAACTTCCTGTTGATCCCAATTTTTCTTGCATTATTTTAATTGTTTTGCCATCGACTGTATTATCGCCCATCTTATTTAATACTTGTTTGTCTATAAGTTTTTCGAGATACTTCGTTTTCTCTGGGCTTAAAACAGACGTTGCTTCATCAAAGACGGCTATAGCTTTGCTTGAAATAGATTCAATGTCATTTGCATTAAAACTTGTGTTGTTGGCTATTTGGTCGAAAGCGTTACTTATCTGCTTCGCAATATATTCCTGTTGCTGTCTTGCTGGAATGTCATCCGGCACTGCCTTTACTAATGCTTCTGGAATTTGTTTGTTACTGTTTAGTGTATCAATCACGCTATTTCTGACGCTATAAGCATAATCTTTTTTTAAGTTTTCCGTTGCGTCTGTTATAAACCCAGAGCCGAATGGTAAAAACGAGGCAACTTTCTGCTCTAGTCTTTCTGCGTCACCCCCAAATAACTGAGCCGGAGTAAAGTCTGTTATTCCTTTTTCTTTCAGTTTAAATATTTCTTCTCTTACCTTTGGTGCTACGAGCGAAAATGGGACATCAAGTATTCCTGCCGTTGCCCCTCCTTCAACGGCTTGCTTTGCTTTTATCAAGGCAAAATTTTCATCTTCACTCATTCCTGTTGTTGGCTCCAACAATCCTTCTACCGCTCCAATTTGAAACGCTTTGCCTGTTGTAGTCGTTGGTTTGGCAAATTTTAATAACTTGAGTGGCAAGGCTGTTGTTAGCGGATTAATATAACCTGTCAACCCTGCAAACGAGAATGGGTTGCCGCCTTGGTCGTAATAATCTAACAAGCCCTGTACGTTTGCCTTTTCAACCGCTTCTGCCCCAACTGGTATATCTGTATAGGGGATGTAGGTATCTCCACTGAGAGCCTCTGATACAGGGTTTGGAGCTATTCCACCAAGCGATGTAATAAAACTTCCTGCTCTTGGCAAGATTTCTGAAAGTGCATCCATACTGCCTTTTGCGGTTTGCAGATAGTCCTGACCCCTTCCAAGCGTAAACTCTCTATCTTTGCCTTGCTCTTCTCTCAGTCTTTGCCTATTCTCCCTAGCCTGACTCTCTTTAGCTAATTTCTTTTGTCTGGCTCGGATTAAGTCTATTTTGGCTTCTAACTCTTCTCTATTCATATTGACACCTATCGCTAAATTGACTCTGGCAGATTCTTTATGAATGTGCTTTGTATGTTTTTTAAGTATTCCATAAATTTTGATATTGCTTCAGATTGACTGCTAGATTGACCCAAAAACTCTTGTAACTTTGCCTCTAAAGCGTCATCAGTTAAGCCAAACAACAATCTGCCCGATGAATCTTTAAGACCCAATTTTTCCGTAGCGTCATTTATAAATGCTGAATATTTTGGCGTTGGTTTAACTTTATTTTTTTCTTCTTCTAAAATTTTTAGATTTCGTTCTGCCTCTTCCCCTGACATAGTTTCAACATCTGTAACCATTATTTCTGCAACCGATTTTTGTGTTTCATTAGTTTGGTTTTCTTCTGGAATATATGTTCTAAATGACTTCTGTGCTTCATTAATTCTTTTTAATTGATCGTTAAAGCTGTTGCCCTTTCTTGTAGCAAAATCAGGATTATATATTTCGCTATACTCTATTTGTGCTTGTTCTTTTTTTCGTTTTACTATATTTACCATAGATTGCAGTCTTTGTTCCAAGTCTTTCTCTGTTCTAATGTCTTTAAATGAACCAAGACTATTAACTAACAATTCCAACTCTGGTGCGTTTAATGCTCCAAAGCCTGTAGCACCTGTACTGGTCTGAGATTTTAAAGATGTAATTTGTTGCAGACCAACCCTACTTAAAATGGTTGATAATTTGGCAAACGCCGCTCTTCTTTCTGGTTCAATGGCATCAAAAAATCCGCTGTCTGGTCTTCTTTGACTATCAATAGCCTTCATTTCTAACAACCTAGTCAAAGTACCTTTATCGTCCCCAATATCAACTGTCAACAGTTTTATAGCATTTTTATCTTCAAGCAAGTCTAGTATTGCCACTTCCAAATTAGAAGACGCTTCATAATTATCCACAGTAAGACGTTTTCTTTGGGGATGTTCTTTTATAACCTGTGCTTTAAAAGCGTCTCTGTCTTTTTCTGTTGAAAATTGATCTAATATTGCTGAATTAACCAAGTTTTTTGTGTCTATACTATCTGCTTGAGCATCTTGCTTGCTTGATCTTGGTGTTTCTTGGGCTTTTTCTCTATCTGTTGACTTTGGATACGTTCCTGTCTCTAGTTGACCTGATATTTGCATTAATTCCTCTACAATATCTTCCTTAGTCCTACCAGCAATACTTAAATTTTGATTTGTGTCGTAACTAAGCCCTGCTAAGTCAATATTAAGAGAGGTCAAATCCTTTGCATCTAAAGCGGTGGGGTGTAAAGCAAGCAATCTATTAACTCTTTTCGTAGCCTCTGGATTTGCTTCGAGTGCTTTCATTACGTTGTCGCTAAAGCCTGTAAGTCCTAACAAATTGTTTTGTTCTTCACTGTAATCCTTCGGCTTTAAATCATTTAGTGCTTTTTGCAAGGTTGCTATACTTTGGCTCTCGGCTATAGAGCCAATATCGCCAATTATATCGTTTATATCTGAAGCATCAAGATCCAAAGCCACGCCAATCGCACTCAATCTTTGTTTCTCTTTAAAAGGATTTTGGTTTGGATCAAGGGGATTATAGGCTCTTCTAATTTTAGCTAATGTGTTAATCGCCTTTCTTTTTGTTTCGGCTTTTTCTTTAGCTTCCCTTTTCTCAGTCAACTCATTCATAAACACCGCTTGCTTTAGTCGTTGGTCGTATATATCGCCTGTTGCCTGTCTACCAGCTTGCATTGCCGATGCTATAGCCTCGCCTATTCCTACCCTTGTTGCTTGAGGAGAACCAGCCTTTAATAGTGCAACACTGGCATTTAATAAACCTTCATCTCTGGCTCTACTCTGTGCCTCTTGCATCTGCTGTTCATCAAGAAGTCCATACGTTTCTGGCAACTCTGATCCTAGCAATCTATCAAGTATTCCCTGACCTCTTGAGGTGGCTGTGCCAACCTGACTATCTACACCAACCTGACTATCTGCACCGCCTGTCAATAGACCACGCTCGGATGACTCAGGAAACAATCCTGCCATCGTGTCATTCATGCTCGGACGGTACTGTCTGTCCTTTTGTAGCATCTTTGCCAGTCGTGTCTGTTCCTGTAAATTGGCTGACGCTTGACTTCCAACCCTATTGACTGGCGTTATGGATAACGCCTCTCCGCTTGGTTGTTCGCCATACGGATAAATATTGGCTAGACTGTTGTCTTCAGTTGGTAATGTAGGGAAAAGCCTAAAGTCGTTTGTCTCCATAGGCATCATGTCCATAGTTTGATCCATGCCCATTGTGTTAAGCATCTCCTCTGGAATGCTATAAAGTCTGCCGTCACCAAGTCTCACCGTTACCATAGCCATTACAATAAACCCCTTCCAAATAATGTCATTTCATCCTCTAGCCTACCCCTACCAGCAGGAACAGTCTGCATAGCCATGACGTTTTGATTGTCTCTAAAAAAGTTGGCCGACTGCGGTTGCGTTCTCATACTACGCACTTCCATTCTGTCTTGCGGTCGATTTACATTCAATGATTGAGCTAAACGCAAAGCTGGGTTATTTAAATTATTTCCAAATGCTTTCAAACCCTGCATGAATGGACTTGTTGCTGGAGCCGACACATTAGCCAAAGCCCCTTGCGTTAAGAATGGACTTGTTGCACTGCTAGCATTTCCGATCATCATTGGATTCAATATTGGCGTTTGACTTGCCGCTAAGTTTGCTATTTGTGACCCTACTGTCGCTTTAGTTGCCGCCCCAGAAGCCGCTACTCCCATAGCCGCTTGGTTTCCTAATCCTATTGCTATGGGTGGGGCTAACATAGCGGTGGTTCCTAAAACTGCCGGAACTGCACTTGCCGTAGCCGCTGGAGCCATACTAGCTATAAATGCAGTTTCTGCTCCACTCATCCTAGTAACCCTGCCAATCCTGCACCAGCCCCAATTGCAGACCCTACCCCTGCAAATTGATCGCCACCTATTGCTCGACCTAAACCAGCACCACCCAATATATTGGCAAGTCTGTTAGTCGTTAATGGTTGCGTTCTTTCGCCTCCCATCGGTGCTCCATATGCCGCTGATAAGAATTGTAGTAGTTTTTGCTGTGGACGTTGTTGATAGAAATCAAACCTATTAATAGCATCTCTCAACGCTAATTCATCGTATCCTTCCTTCATTCTTCCTATTTTTAACAATTTTTCTGCATCTGTGTAATCTTGCATAGCCATTTGTGGGGCTAATCGTGCCGCCGTTAATTGCCTTGTTAAGTCTCGATCAGACACTTGAGCCATACGGTTTAAGGCTTGCTCTTGCATTTTTCTTTCGTTTTGATAATTCATAAATGCTAGTTTTCCAGCCGTATCCGTTAATGCTCCAGCAAACGTGGCATCGGTTCTATCCTGCAAATCCTGACCAGCACCACTGCCGTAACGTCCTGCCCTGCTTAACATAGATTTTAGTCTTTGCGTGTCATCCTCGTACTTTTGTCTAGCCGCCCCTGTTGCCGCATCAAACGCCCCTTGAAAGAATGGACTACCTGTTAGATAACTACCGCCAGCCGTGATGTCTGTCCCTCTCAAGGCTCTGTTTTGGTTGGGCGACATCGCAAATTGACCTACTGTTTGCTGTCCTATCCTTGTTAACGGTGAGCCTGTTATAGCCCTTCTTTGTGCCGTATTTAAAGCTAATAAGGTTTGTTGGCTAGGATCAACATACGTTTTATCAGGAAAATACGCTGGCATATCAGAACGCTGATACAGCCTTTTTTGCTCTCTTAATCCATAATCTATATAAGGACGTAATGCTGGATCAATCTGCTCTCGAACTGTGGTTGTACCACCGCCTCCACCACCACTCATTTTGACACCTCCATAACATATCCTCTTGGTTTAAAACCTAACTCTTTTGCCATTTTTTCCCAACCCTTTCTCCAGCTATCAAAGGTAATTTTTTCCATGTTTCCCTGTCTTGCTATATTTTGTATTTCGACAAACGCTTGTTTCATATGGTTAGGCTCATTCGCATAAGCACACCAAATATGTAGCGTTTTATCCTCTTTAGGTTGTAATACCACAAAACCCAATGCTCTGTCATTTTCTTTAAAAAGCCACAACATTGACCTTTGAAATACACAATCCGCATAAATATCCTCCGGTATCCACCACTCCGGTGATTTACTTTGAACCTTTGCTAAACCTTTCTTTACATATTCCCATACTGTTCTAACTTGTTGCGGTTGTACCATTTCTGCAATCATCCTAGCACCACATATTTATAGGTGCAGTCTGCATTCCCATGTGCTGAATGGGTAAGTGTTGCTGATCCGACTGCTGTTACCGTAAATAGATTATCCATCTCCGCTGACGCATTAGCTGTTGTTGGCATATATAATACTACGCTATCTCTGCTAATTCGTGCATCAGTAAGAGTTGTTGATGTTCCACTGCTTGCTAAAGTTACGCTTCCGGTAGAATTAATTTTGCCACTAAGTATATTATTAACAACCTCGGACACGTTTCTTGGTTCATCACCGCTTGGCATCAAAGTTCTAAACATTAACGACCACCAGTTGATGCTATTTCAACATCCATCCCTACAACGGTTTTCCAATTACCTGTAGGCGTTAGTTTAAGACGATGGTATTTGCCTACCGATCTTAGAGGAACTCGATTTTCCGTACTGGCCTCAACCGCTGACGAAAAAGTAATTTCTTCATCGGCTCTTTGCCGACTTGCGACCGATACACTACCACTGCCGGAATCAACAACGGGTCTTGCTAATTGAATAATTGAATTACCTTTGGAGCCAATGTCTGCCGTCCTTATGTCGGCTGTACTGTTTGTGCCAGTATAGGTTACGATTTTAGTTGACTCTGTACCCGCCAGTAAAAACTGTCCTCCAGCCCATATACGGCTGTCTAAGCTGGTATCTAGACTATCAATACTACTGCTGAATACATCCAGTCCTTCTAGTGTAATACCGCCCTGTGCCGCTCCTGCAATAAAATCCGTTGTTGCATCTCCCTGACTCCACCTCTGTAACTGCCAGTTGTAAATGAGTAAACTTTTAGTGCCAGAGTTGTTTGTATACGACCAAATAACTAACTTATTAACCGGATCAACAGCACTGCTCATTCCATCTAAATCGCTCAGATTAGCGTTATCAAAGAAAAATCTATCTACTTTTTCTGCTCCAATAGGCGTTACTGCTTGTCCATTGGTAACGTAAAACCCATCATCACTCAAGAAAAAACTATTATTACCATATTGCACAATGGAGTTTGGTGCATAACAACCAATGTTTCTTGAAATAGTATCAAACTGAAAAAATAATGGTGAGCCAATGTACTGCATCCTCACAATGCTTTTTTCTAAAAATACTATGCCAAACTCTCCTCCGGTAATTCCTTGTACATCTCCACCGTCCGGTATATCTTGCACGTCTGACTGACTGCCACTGCCTGAAGTCCAGTCATCTGGGTCGTTGATATCTGACCACGCAACCCTGTTGGGGTAACTGGATATATTCCCTGATACCACAAAATCTCTTACTGCTGTTATAAATTTCGCTACTGGTGCAGAAGCATTTAAATCAGCAAATAAACTCGAACTGTTTAACGTGAAACTTTGTAATTTGTTTTGACCGTTTGCCGCTATCACTAACGAACCAAACTGCAAAAACTTCCAGTTCGTAGTTGTTGTGTAATTTCCTGTTTTACTAACATTATCTAAATCTAAATCACTGGTATCAAATTTATAAATCTTTGTGGCACTTGCCGCAAACATCGTTGTTAAGTTATTAATCTTTCCACTAAACACAGTTAGCAGATTTGCATCTGCCGCATCGCTCAATTCAACCGTACTCGGTAGAGGTGCGTAACCACTTCCTACAGGAATGACATTTTTTGCCTCTGTCAAAGCACCAGCCAAACCACTTTGATCTGGTAGCCACTCTCCAAATGTTATCCGCTCCGAAGCCATGTATCTGTTCCTATTGTGTTATTTGTCCAAGTTTCATCGCCTGTTGTCAGATTTGTCCAACTTTCTGAACCAATCGGAGTATTGCTCCACTCCTCTGTTCCTACGGTTACCTCTGTCCATGTTTCTGTTCCCACCGTAACATCCGACCACTCCTCACCAAGCACCTCACTAGCACAAGCCAATAAAGCAGAAGCCGATACCTGTGCCACTGCCGTTATTGTTATTATAGCATCACATTGTACTGTCGCCGTTCCGCTAATGGACGCTGACGGTTGCTGAATCCTTGCTGAAGCTGAAACTGTTGTTCCGTTGGCTGATATTTGTGCAACTACGCTCTGTATTCTAATTCCAGCACTGGCAACACTGCCACTACCGGATACACTTCCTACCGCATTTTGTATTCGTGTGCCAACGCCAACCGCTGTAGCCGATCCTGATACCCCGCCAACTACGGATTGTATTCTTGTCCCTACGGCTGTTGTTGTCGCACTGCCAGAGACGCTACCAACTCCATAAAAAACTGTTGTATCACTGCTTTCCCATATTGCGTTATCTAAACTAAACGCAAGATCATCAATACTTGTACTGAATAAATCGAGTTGTTCGAGCGTAAACGCTCCGTTTACATCTGACATTTATGCAAGTGTTACTGTAAGTGATCCAGCCGCTATTTTTAAAATATCTCCAGTTGCTATGGTTTTACTTGCATCCAGAGCGGTGTAGTAAAGCATATTCCCACTTGAACTAGCATCCCATATTCCTATGTGACTCACCGTTCCCCATGATCCTGTTGCCTGTGGAAAGTTAATATCTGCACTTGTTGTAGACACTCCGTTACTTGGTGCTCCGAATGTTGCCGCCTGTCTTGCATAAGATGATCCGCTTAGTTCTGCCCCACTAGCATCCTCATCAGGATTTGCTGTGTGCAAAGATACATATACCGCACTAGGAGCAGACAACGCTGAGTTTCTAAGAGTATGATTAATTAATGCGTTCTCTAAATAATTAGACATTTCAGACATAATTTATTTCTCCGTTAATTTCATGGTGAGCGGTACACCGCTGTACTGCGATTGTATTGCAGTTCTGTTTAATGAATCAATCGATCTCTCCAGCATACTCGCCCACACTTGTATTCTGTTGTCGTTCATTAAATACGGCTCCGCCTCTACCAGACTTCCGTAAAGTAAAGCGTCAGGTGCATTGGCTAAAAATGTATTACTGGCATTAGTGTCAGATAAAAACTCCGGCTCTGCGTAATACAACAACTGAAACGTGTAATTACTATCGGGTGCTGGTGCGAAGTTAAACTCACTAGCCAGTATTGTATAATAGTTTGGCTGTCCAGACTCTGTTGCCCTACCGTTAGCTGTGAAAGCCGATGGTGTTAAATACTGTAAACTTCCCCTTGGATTAGTATCCACATAAATATCTCTAACCTCTAAAAAATCACTAGGCAACGCCACTGTTCCATCACCACTGGTTGCACTCGCACTGACACCTTTGAGCATTGTTCTTAGTCTTAAATCACGCCTTAGTCTATTTTCTGCCAACGTAATGAAGTCTGGTATTTGATCTGTTAAATCGGTTCTACCTAAATAATTAGCAATAGATGTTTTTAAAGTTGTGTACGTTGTAAACGCCATTATACTTGTCCAGCCCTTGTTCTAAAAAACCGATTATCAGGATCATTTAAGAATGCTAAAAACTTTTTTTGATCTAACACCTGAAACCCCCTCATGATACCTTTGTGATTTAAATCATCGATAACGGTTAATGGAATACTAGCCACCTTGTTGCCAACTGGATCTCCAGACCAACGAGTGTGCTTTTTTGTTTGGTTAAATTGTTTTTTATTGCTTTCAACGATGTCCGAAACATCTTGCGTAGTCTCAATTACTATACCGCCCTCACCATCGGCATGGGCTTTTGTCTGTCTAAATTCCATTTTAATTCCTAAAAAAAAGGGCAAGACCGAACATGACTATAGAAAGTCGTGGTGGAGGTTATGATCTTGCCCTACCCTACAATTTTACTCTGTTAAGTCTCCAGCTATTCCATGAGCCGCTTCGTTTCTAACCTCAAGCGTCCACTCGGTAAGTAGCTGTTTCTTTTCTGAGTCACCAGTTTTTGCTAGATCAACTGTTTGGAATGGCCTCAAATATGCTACTGCAAGCATTTCTGGATCAACGACCAAAGCAATCTCTCCATCATCCGATTCGGTTGTGGTGTTCATCAATCTGTTTGGTACAACTGACAGAGTGCCAAAATCACTCATATAAACATCAGCCGCACCAATAATGGTGGTTGGCTCATCCGATGGAGCCAGATACCTTTGTGCCGCTATTCCAGCAAAACCGGACAATGTTACCTTTTGAGTGGCCGGAACTAAAATCACTTTTGGATCGCCACCAGAGTTATAAGTCTGTTTGATGACGTTTTTAAGAATGGTTTCGGTAAAAGCCCGATCTGTTCCATTTCCTCTAGCAGTTGTACCAGCCGATCCAGCAGTACCGCCTGATCCCAAATCTTTATTGGAGTTGAGCCAAGCCTGTATGCCACCAGCCGCTCTTGCGGTAGAAGCATTGCCAGCAGAAGCCGTTTCGTTGGAAACCAAAGTCAATTCCATATCTCGTTTAATTTCCTTGCCGACTTTAGCCATCTGGTAAGCCATCTCGCTTTTTCGCCCTGCCTTGTCCACAGCTTCCAAAGTGCCAGCCACCTTCACGGTTTTGGTACTGATCTGGCAATAATTTCCAACTCTTGTGGTTGGTGTTGCCGTTATGTCTGAACCATCTGCACCCTCAACGGCTTTGTTGTGTGCAGGTGATGCTAATACGTCTGTTTGCCATTCGTGAAAAACGGCTGTTGCCTTGCCTTTGCCAATAGAGGACATCATAGGAGTTTCTGATGGTGTAATCATGTAGATTACGTCAGACAAATCCTCTCGCTCTCCAACGGCTTGAAATGTTTGATATGTTGCCATGATATCTTTCCTATCCTAATATACGTTCAAATACAGCTTGAGCATCTCTAGTGTTACCTGATTTTCTAAGCTGTGCCTTTAATTTTTTTGTTTGCTCTACTGCGTTTGATGATGATGCTCTTGTGCCAGACTTCAGCATCTTCGGTGCTTTTTGTACCCTTTTCTGCACCTCTGGATTGCTTTGCTCTAGCTTATCGAGCAACATAGCTTTATGGAGAACTTGCACCATACGGCTGTCTACAACAGAGCCTAATTCTTGATCGGTAAACCCCATTTTTTTTCCATAGGATTTAATATCCGCCCTAAGTTGTTTACCTTTTTCCGCATCCGCATAATCCGGTAGTGCTGACGCTAACTTTTGTTGTTCCTGAGATAACAACTGTTGATATTGAGCTTGGTGTTCCGCTTGTTGCTCTTTAGCAATTCGGTCTGCTTCCGCTAACATCTTCTGCTGTTTCTCTTGAATCAAAAATTTGTCGGCAACCGCTTTATTATAGGCAGTCGGGTCGGTTTCTCTTAGTCGGGATAACTCCTCACTGGACGGCTGACCTTGAGCTAGGTACTCGTTCATGGCTACCAACCGTTGTGCATAATCATCCCTCTTTATTTTTGCCTCTTCGATTGCTTTCATGCCAGCGTTATACTGTCGTTCTTTCTCATCGACAGCTTTAGCCTTTTCTGCAATCTTAATGGTTTTACGAGTGTAATCAGACATCCGTTGATAACCCTGTAGAAGTTCATCAAGGGTCACATCCTTCTCTTCCATCTTTCCGTCAACACCTTTGACTTTAATCCGGTGAGTAGGTTGCTCCTCTATAACCTCTTCGGCATCTTCGGGTATATCCGTTTCTCCACTTTCAGTTTCTTGAGCCATTTCCACTTGCCGTTGTTGCTCCTCCTCTTTTGGAGGCTCATTGTCGGTGCTTCTATCACTCATTAATCCCTCAAGCTGGATTCCGGCTTCCTTGACTGTTACTGAAGTGTCCCCTGCTGTGGGGGTTGCCCCTTCGCTCATAGTATTACCCTTTGTGTTGTTGCAAAATCTTTAGTTTATTATTAAATATTGCTTTCTCTGATGCAATAGATTCAAAATGCGACTCTATTGCCTGTATTGCTTTAATCATTCTGTAAGCGTTCTCTCTTTCTTCATACTCAAACGCTCCACTGTTTCCAATTGTATCGTAATAGCTACCCATCAACTTTTTTAACTGATTTGCAAAGAAATCATCGTTTAATAAATTCGATGCCCTCTCAGCGTCTGTCATTGAGGACTCGCTATGTTTACGTTGCCTGTAATGCCAGCACCGACTTTAGCCGCCTTGAGAGTTGCCTCTGCTTCAAACTCTTGGCGTTTTAATTCTAATTCAGCCTGTAGCTCTTCACGCTTCAACTGCATCTGGGCTTCGGCTTTCTCCCTAGCCAGTTGTATGTCTGCCTGTGCTTTCTGTTGTTGCACTTGTATATCAGCCTGAGCCTTTGCCATCATCGCTTGTAAAGCTGGATCGGCCTGTTGCTGTTCCTGTGGCTGTGCCAACATTTGCTCCATCTCTGGGCTGATCTCCTTGAAAAACTCGGCTGAGTCTGCAAAACCTGCCGCTTCGATAAACCTTCCTAACGTCTCTCTGTACTGCGTGAGACTGACTAAAGGATTGTTTATACCATATCCTTGAATGACTTGCTCCTGTTTTGAGAGAACCATTTGGAGCATTGCCATCTGTTCTTGCTTATCGCCAGTTCCAAGACCGACATTGATGCTTACATCGTACTGAGTAGACCATTGTCTAGGATCCATTTGCACATACTGACCCCGAAGTCTTAAAACGTGAGCCTTGTCCTGATACTTACAGACTAATTGCAAGATGCCCTTAAATAA